CCGTGCCGACGAAGCCGTCGTCCTGAAAACGGCGGCGTTCTCTTCCAGCATGCTCAGAGAACGCCGCCCTCGTGCCCACCATCCTTCGTGGCGTAGCGGAGGACGGCGTCCTGGCCGGGGATGTGCGGGAAGCCGCGGAAGTTGACGGTGTTCGTGAACTTCGCGCCACAGGTTTCCATGCGCTTGTCGCAGCCCGCGCGGATGGTGAAGGCGTCGCCCTCGGCGATCGCGCGCACCGGCGCTTCGAGCAGGGTCAGCACCGCGATGCCGTCCGTCACGTCATGGCCCAAAACCTCGGTGCGTCGCCCGGCGTTCGCGCCGCTGGTCCATTCGATGGTGCCGAAGGTGAACCAGCCTGAGGTGAAGCCGCCGAGCCCCGAGGCGGTGAAGGCCCGGTCGCGCAAAAGGTCGATCACCGCGCCCGTGCCCTTGAAGGCGGGGTCCTCGAGATTGACGCCGCAGTGCGCGTCGCCGAGTTCGGCGTCGCAGGTCGCCTGGAAGGTCCGGCCGACCGTCTGGCCCAGCACATGGGCGAGCGAGCGCACCTCCGCGACGAAGGCAAGCCGCCCGCGCCGGATCTGGCCAATGGCCCCGCGACGCATGAGGACGCGCTGGCTCGTGTCGGCCCAGTTCACCCGCCAGACCTCTACCTCGGCGTTGTCCCAGCGCCCATCGAGTATGTCGATCTCGGTGATGCGGTCCGAGGTCAGCACGCCCTCGGCATCCTGCGCATCGACCGACAGGTCCAAACCAGAACGGACCTCCGAGGCGATCAGCCCGCTCTCGGGCTCGAAGTCGGTGCCGTCGAAGCCCAGCGTCCGGTCGTGGTCAGTGAAACCGAAGGTGACGCCATCGGCACGCGTGATCCGCCAGCACCAGGCAAGCGTGGTCGTGCCCTCGTCGAGATGGGCCTGCAGCGAGGGATCGAGGGTCTTCATCGGCAGGTTCCCGTCATTCGGTCGTCGAGATCGGCGATCCAGCTCGCCCAGTCCGGCGGCACGGCTGCGACAGTCTCGGCGGGCGGCCGGGCGAGCCGCGCCTCGGCATAGGAGGCGCAGCCGGCGTCACCAGCCCCCATCGTTGCGGCGCAGCCGGTCAGCAGGATCGCCAGCGCCGCGGCCGTCACGAACCGCATCCCGCCCGCGCTCGACACGCTTGTTCTTGTCTTCCATGGCATCGCGTTCCGCCTTCCGTTTGCCTGCGCGTCCCCCTTCCACGCGGCCGCAGACCCGGCCGAGGACGACGCCCCCGACCGCGCCCAGAGCCGCGACCAGCCAGATCAGAAGTTCAGCCATCGTCCCGCTCCCCGCGCCCGGCGGTCACGCAGAGGGCGACGACGAAGACCCCGAGCTGCCGCCCAGGACCACACCGGCGAAGAACTCAAGCATCGCCGCGGAACCCGCGCTCGATCCGGTCGCGCAGACCGATCAGGCCCAAACCGAGGAACATCAGCCCTGCGGGCGAGGCATCGCCAGAGCCGGCGAGCAGCACGACGAGCCGGGACAGTTCCCCGAGCGGCCCGGTGGCGGGCAGCGCGAGGGAGGCGATGCCGGTGAGCATGGCGAGAAGTCCCGCCCACCAGGTGAGCGAGTTGGGTCGGACGTAGCGCATGAGTCAGGCCCTCCGGATCAGGGTGGAGAAGAAGGCGGCCAGCCGAACGAGCCAGCCAGTCGGCGCGTCGGGCGCAGGATCGAGGACCGGCGGCCTCGGCAGCGGCGACGGCCCGCGAGCCAAGGCCAGAGCCTCATCCTCGGTCAGGCGACGAATCGGCCGCGAGAAGTCCACCCGGCCCGTGCGGCCCACGGACCAGACAGGGATCGTGCCGCCGGGATAGCGGGCGTGGCGGAACAGGTCGCGCTCGGCTTCCCGGCGCGGAATGATCGAGGCCGGTCGCCGCCAGTTGAGAAACGCGTCGGCGGCTGCAACGCGATTGCCGGCGTTGAGGTGCCGGGTCAGCGCGGCTTTCGCGATGCCGCCGGTGTTGTAGTGGAAACTGACCAGTGCATCGAACTCGTGCGGCGCCAGCGGCACCTTCACGGCGCGCAGGACCGCGGCCTCGTAGCGCGCGAGGTCGGCGCGGAAGACGCGGAACGCTTGGCGGATCCCGGCATCAAGATCAGCGGGCATGCCGCGCGGCATGGTGGCGGGATCGGGCGGCCCGGCCGCGGCCGTGTGGCCGATGCCGAAGGTCCAGACCTGTTTCACATCGAGATAGGGTCCGGGCACGAGTCCTTCGTGCCGGACGAGGGCCAGCAGGCCCCGGTCAGTCATGTGCATGGGATTACCTGAGAAGCGAGAGGATCAGGATCAGTGCCGCGACGACGAGACCGATACGCAGGCGGTGAGCGAAGGCCTGCCGAGGGTCGGCAGGGTCGCAGCGGAGAGAGCGCGCGAGGCGGAGAAGGTCATTCATCGCCGCCGCCTTCGTTGGCGCGGCGCAGGCGGGCGAGCAGCATCTCGATGAAGGCCGGGCCGAAGACCCCGACGAGATAGGCGGCCGAGCCCGCCGCCCCGCCCGCGGGGATCGCCTCGGGCGAAAGGCCCAGCCAGGCGGTGATCACGGCCATGGAGAGGCTGCCCATCCCGGCCGCAATCAGCCCGCCGAGCAGGATATGCCGGAGAGCATCGCGCAGTCGCATCTTCGTGGTCAGCGCGTTCGTCGCGCCCCCGAGCGCGCCCCAGGCGGCGAGGATCACGGCGGTCGAGGCCGCGAGTTCGCGCAGCACGGCCGCAACGAAACTGCCGGTATCGTTCATCGCCGGATCTCCAGAAGCGGAATGGAGGTGATCGAGCCGAGCCGTTCGAGGTCGAGCGTCACGTCGAGCACGTCGGTGTCGAAGCGGACGGGTACGTCGAATTCGAAGCCCGCTGTCAGGGCGATGCCAGCGCCCGGCGCGGCGCCGAAGGTGACGACGCCGGTCGCGGTATCGACCGACCAGCCGGACAGCTGCTCCACCCCGCCGAGCGCGATGCGCACGGTGCCCGCCTCCGGCTTGGCGATGGCGCGCGACCAGGATTGCGCGCCCGAGGCGTAGCGCTTCACGAGCTGGAAGGCGGTCGTCGCGCCGTCGCCGGTGCCGATCGCCTGATCAGTGGGCGACGGCGTGCCCGATGGCAGGCAGGACTTGTGGTCGCCCCAGTCCTTGAAGCGGAAACCGTGAAGCCGTCCGTTGCGTGCCTCGAAGAAGGCGACCACGGCGGCGAGATCGTCCGCGCGGCGGATGCCATAGGCGATGTCATAGCGGCGGCGCGAATTGGCCCAGCTGGCGTTGCGTTCCTCGTCGCCCGATGCAAGCTCGATGATCTGCGTGCGCCGTTCCGGCCCGCCCCGCGCGCCTCGGCTGATGTTGTCGGGAAACCGGAGCTCGTGAAACGCCATCACATGCCCCTCCGCCCGAAGGACACGGCACGGGCGATGTCCGCCGCGACCTGCGTGCGCGACTGCCGGAAGCTTTCGGCGTCGCGGGCCATGATGGTCACGTTGACGCCGGCACCGCCGTAGCTCTGCGCCTCGCGACGCGACAGCACGCGCTCGCCGCGTTGCAGGATCGCGGGCACCTCGTCGTGACGAAGCCCGGCCATGCCGCCGCCATGCATTCGCGGCGCAGCAGCAAAAGCGATGGCCGGGACCATCCGCGAAGGTCCGGCCGATCCGACCATCCCGCCCGCGTGCAGGACGTTGGCGAAGATGCCGCCCGCGCCGGAGAACACGCCCGAGAGCGCATTGGCGATTGGCCCGAGGATGAACCGGCGCGCCGCGAGCTGGGCGAGATCGGCGAGCAGCGAGGTGACCAGGTCGCGGAAGTTCAGCTTGCCGGTCTTCACGAAATTGCCCACCGCGTTCTCGGCCGACTGGAAGGCACCGACGAGGCTCTGGCCGATGTCGCCGCCGATTTCGCGCGCCTTGCTGGCATAGTCCGACAGCGCCGCAGTGACCGCCTGCCAGCCGGTGACGGCTGCCTCGGTCGCGGGCTCCGCTGCCGCGGCAGCAGCTCCGGCCGCCGCACCGGCACCAGTCGCAGCCCGTCCCGCATCGCCGAGCGCCGTCTCCAGCCGCTCGGCCGCGCCGCTGGCGGCCAGCGCATCGGCACTGGCCTCGTCGGTGCCGCGCACCGCGTCGCGCAGCGCCTGCCAGCTTTCGAGGGGCGCGCGGGCCCCTTCCGCCAGATCGCGGGCCGCGCCGCGATAGAGGTTCGCGGATTCGAGCGCCCGGTTTGCCGCGTCGGTCACGCCGAGATCGGGCGCAGTGAGCGGATTGTCCTCGAAGGCCCGGTCGAATGATGCCTGCGCCGCTGTCGTGGCGGCACTGGCTGCACCCTCGAAACGGTTCTCGATCTCGCCGAGATCGAGGTCGGGCACCAGCGAGATGCGCCGCTCCGACCCGAGCGCTTCCAGCCCCTGGTTGATGCCGTCGATGAAGCCGTTGATGCGCGAGACCACGCCGTTCAGCATCGCCTCGACGCCGTCGACCAGGCTGTTGGCCGCCTGGAACGCCAGATCGCCGATGGCGGCGGGCAGCAGGCCCCAGATCGCCTTGATCGCCTCGTAGGCGCCCTCGAAGGTGTTCGCCGCCGTGTTGCCGAAACCGACGACGCTCTCGATGGCGCTCTGCATGCCCGATGCGGCGTCGGCCTTCAGGTCGAAGAACATCGCCGTGGCGGCCGCGCCCGCCGCAGCAGCGCCTATCCTGATCCGCTCCCAGACCTCGACCGCGACGTCCTTCAGGAGCGACATCGCCTCGCCGAAGCCGCCCGCGCCGGAGACGAGACGGGTGAACTGGTAGACGAGCTCGCCCGCGCCGACAATCAGCGCCCCGATGCCGGTGCGGATCAACGCCCCACGCAGGACGACCAGCGCCGTGGCGAGGCCGCGCACGGAGAGCGCAGCAGCTGCCATGCCCGCGACCCAGCGACCGGCGAGGAAGGTTGCGAAGGTGGCGGCATAGGTTGTGAGGCGGCCGATGTTGTCGAAAAGCCCGCGAATGGCGATGCCGAGCGGGCCGGTGCGGCTCGCGACAGCCGCCATGGCGTCGGCGACGGATTCGAGCGCCGGAGCAGCGGCGACAGCAAGCTGGTTCGACAGCCCGCGCCAGATCAGCCCGAGCCGCGAGATTGCATCGTTCGTCCGCTCGATCTGGTCGGCATCCTGTTCTGAGACCACGACCCCGAAGGCAAGCACGTCCTCGGTCGCCTGGCGCAGCGTCGCGGTGTCGATCCGGCTCATCGCGATGGAGCCTTCCTCGCCGAAAAGCTGCCCCGCAACGGCGGCGCGCTCGGCGGCAGGCACGAAACTCTCGATGGCGGCGTTGATCGCACCAACCCGCTGGTCCAGCGGCAGCGCGATCAGCTCGTTGGCCGAGAGCCCCAGCCGGTCGAGCGCGTCGGGCGGCGGGGCCGGTCCCGGCCGCAGCTTGGCTGAGACGGCGCGTCAGGTCCTTCGTCGCCTGCTCGATACCGGACATCGACACGCCCGCCAGCTCGCCTGCGCGCTCGAGCGTCTGGATCGAGGCGACGGTGGTGCCGAGCGACTGCGCCAGCTTGGCCTGCGCATCGACCGTCTGGAGGCCGGAGCGGATCATCGCCACGCCAGCGGCGGCTGCGGCGGCCACCGCAGCGGCTGCCGCGACCCGGACCCGGCGCGAGAAAGCCGCGAGCCGGGCGTTCACCGCCTCCATCTCCCGGCTCAGCCGTCCGAAGCCGCGCGACCCGGCTTCGCCGACACCTTCCAGCTCGGCGCGCACCTGCCGTCCGCCGACCGCTGCGAGGCGGACGCTGACCCTCTTCTCAGCCATGGGAGTGATCCATCTGTTCGTTGAGCTTGGTGACCATCACCGCTTCGATGACGGGCAGCAGTTCGGCCATGGCGAGCGGCGGCACGCCGAGCGCGTCCCCGAGGGCCAGCGCCGCCGACATGTCCCAGCCAATCACGGCGCCCGGCAGCACGCGCAGCTGACCGCCAAGCGGCCGACGAGATCCCAGACCTGCCAACCTTCCGGCGTTTCCGGACGGTTCAGCCGCGCCGGGCAGTCCGGGCAGGCTTGCTCGCAGGCTTCGCAGTAGCGCTCGCCCCCGCCGAAGGACCATTCGGCGAGAGCGCGGAGGCGTTTTTTTCCTGTTCCAGCAGCAGGCCCTTCGAGACGTAGGTCAGTTGGAAGGCCTCGAAGATCGGCCAGACATCGAGCAGGGCGTCGATGGCGCCCGGGCTGGGATCGATCAGCTTGCCGTCCGCATCGCCGATGCCCTCCCAGGCGAGCACGGCGCGGCGCGCGAGCGCCTTGGCGAAGGCGACCGCACGCTCCTCGTCGCTGGCATCTTCCGGAACTGCCTCCACAGCCGGATCGCTGCGCGTCGCCACCATCAGCGCGGTGGTCAGGGGTCGCAGCTGCACCCGGACGCCGGGGGCGAGATCATGCCAGCGCGGGGTGTTGGTCAGGTCGAGCGTCAGCATCAATAGGTCTCCACATCGTTCACGAGGGTTGCGGTGCACATCCGGCCGACGGTGCTGTCGCGGGCGGCCTGCCAGTCGAAGGTGGCCTGCACGCCCTGCGGCCCGGAAATCTCGATCCGGGGGCGCGGCAGATAGACGGCGTGCACCGTGAAGGTGAAGCTCTCGCCCGAGGGCAGGACGTAGGCGAACTCGAGCTCGCAGGCCTCGCCGTTGATCGCCTGCGTCACCAGCGTCTGGTCGGCGAAGCGCACTTCGATCGAGCCCGTCAGCGCCGCGATGGACGGGTCCGCCCCGTCGATGCGGCCGTCCGAGCGGATGGTCTCGATCCGGTCGAGATTGTTGGCATAGGTGATGTCGGCCGAGACCACGTTGCCGAGGGCCGAGCCGTTGCGGGTGATCGACCCGTTGAAATGCCCGAAGCGCTTCAGCTCCAGCGCGGCGGGCGTTCCGGCGCTCGTCGTGGTCCCGACCGTCTCGCCCTGCGCCACCAGCCGGGCGGTCGCGGTCAGCAGCCCCGAGCGCTGCATCTGCCAGGTGATCTGGTCGAGCACGCAACCGGAATACATGGCGTAGCGCGGCACCTCCGGCATGCCGGTCTCGATAGAGAGGCTCGGCAGGGTCCAGGCACCCGACTGGAACTCGTGCGTCCAGGGGCCGGTGCCGGTCGTCGTCGGCGCGCCGAAAGCTGCCTTCAGCCAGAAACCGAGGCCTCGGCATCGAGCGGCACGACGACGTCGCCGTCGGCCGTGACCGCATCCTTGATCGGCGCCAGCGGATCGCGGCCGTAGCCCAGCATCTCCGAGTTCAGAAGCGGCTGTTCCGCGCCGAGCGTGGTGCTGGCGAAGGGCATCTTCGTGAAGCCGCCAGCGGGCGGCGTGCCATAGGTCATCTCGAACGCAAGCGCCATCTGCGCCCGCGCCCCTTGGGCTCGTGCCATGGTGTTCTCCTCGGGTTGTCGGGATCAGCCGAGCGGATCGGCCGTGGTGTAGTGTAGAATGACCGGGATCACGGCCGCCTTCAGGCTCGCCGTGCCCTCGACCGGGAAATCGACCGGCCTCGGCGCTTCCGCCTCGACCCAGTCGCAGAGCCCACCCAGTGTGCGGTCGGCGGCGAGTGCCGCGCCGATGCCGGCGGTCAACGTGTCGAAGGCGGTGTCACGGCCGGTGCCCTGCACGACAGCCTCGATCTCGGCGCGATGCTGGTAATGGTAGCGAAGGGGCGACAGCGTCACCTCCGGCTCTCCGGGCTCACCGTCGCGCAGGATCAGCAGGCCCTCGACCGGCACGCGCTCTGGCAGCACCTCGCCACGCAGGGTGGTGGCGGGCAACGCCGAAAGCCGCGCGTGCAGCGCGGCGAAGATGGTTTCGCGTGGGGTGGGCATGAGATCGCTATTCTGTTAGGGCAAAAAAGCCGCTGC